GGGAGGTATTCTCCAGAATCTCCGACAGCTGTCCTACTATGTAGGCTGCACAATTCGGACATACCTTCAACAAATGCTCGTGGGATGTCGTCGAACTCACAGGCTCCAAGATTGATATGCTGTAGTAAACAGGTACCTCGTGATGGCAGGTATACTTCGAGACAGACGTTACCTCTGATGCGGTTTCCTTCATTGTCATATTTTACTTTGTTGAGCCAGATGTCACCTGATTTGATTCCATATAGTAGTTCTTCCTTGAACGTACAATCCTTCCACCACTCTTCAGTGATGTTGATGCATCGTTTAACCCAAGGTAGCTCGGATCTATTAGCATTGATAAACTCCCTAGCATCAGGATGGGATAAGTCAAGGTGAAGAACAATGGCACCATTTTTGTAAATCCCCCCACGTCTAAGTATTTCATTTAAAGAAGAATAAATTTTACCAAAACTTACCGGACCAGAAGCAGTAACACCTGACTCTCTTGTGTAACCTTTAGGATCAAGTTTAGAAAGATGAATAGCACAACCTGCACCATACCTAAGAGCATGTGAGGCAAACCTCCAGCTTGCTTCAATACCATTTGGTCCTTCCATTTCATTTTCAACTACAAACACTGTGCAGCTGACTGGTAGGCGATGTGTAGGATCATCAATCCATGATTGTACCCGTCCTGTACGGGAGATTAGATTAGTCATTGAGTAGATCAGTTAGATTTGGAGGTTTGTAGTTTGGTCCTTTTAAGACCTTACCGTCTTGGCGGTAAATAGGTTGTCCATTTTCATCTAGTTTGGACATGTTTGATTTATGAACACGATCCATAGCTTCATCTAGATCCCAGCCTTCATTAGCAGCAAACTGATAACACACATAGACAAGATCACAAAGTTCCTTTAGTTGTTCGTGTTCATCTTTAAAATGAAAGGCTTCGTGAAACTCTGACCATTCTTCATCGATCAAACATTTCTGGGTCTGCCTCCCACTCTTCCCACTCTTCCCAGATACTGGCAGATTGTAAGCGTCCCGGAACTCTTTTGCTTGACTTAAGAGAGTTGTCCCAGTCTGATTGTGTTTTGTCGAGTTCATGTTGTAGGTAGTGGATTGCTTTGGCTAGGTCTTTTCTTTTATCGCCTTTGTATTCACAACGGCAGATGTATTTAACAGCGTTAGCTTGAAAGAAACTTAAGTTTTGGTTAACGATAAAGTCTCCTACTTCCCAGTTGTTTCCGTAGTGTTCAGGTGATTGGGCCATTGTTTAACTAGGTTAGATACAGTGTTAGCAAGTGCAAAGTTTTGACGTTGCAGTGCCATGAATAAAGTAATGATATCTGATTTATCAGCTTTCGGTAGAAGGTCTTCAAGCCTTCTTATTTTGAAGTCCTGCTCCACTGTCAACTTTATAATCGGAGGAGGGGGTAAAAAGGATGGGCTGTTTTGCTCTCCAGTCATAATCATCGTTAGTAAGGATCTTTGCAAGTCTTGCGTTTTGTAGTGCTATGTCTTCACCAAGATCCTTCTCAGCAAATGCATTAACAACTGTTTTCCAAGTGTAGCCTTTGTCTTCAAACAAAGCAACTGCTCGTTTGATTCCTATACCAGGTACACCACTGTAGCCATCTGTTTGGTCACCTGAAAGCGTCTGTACGAGGTGCCAACGTTGTCCCTCAGCTTCTTCCACATTCACGGTTTCATCCATGTTGTAGAGGGTTCCAGGTATCTGTCGCATGTCCTTGTCAGGACTAACGATAATGTTACCAGGATATTTAGTAGCGTAGATACCCATACTATCATCAGCTTCAAGAGTCGGTAGTATTACTACTTCATACTCATCTTTGAGAGCATTGATAACACGTTTGTATCCACAAGGTTTCTTACGATTACGATGTCCCTTATAAGCAGGCATAATCTCCTTACGAAAGTTAGTACTATCACTAAAGAAAAGAACTACTTCAGGTACATCCCACATGAACTGATTTTTAATTTTATTTAGTTCACGTTTGACTGATGCGTATGCTTCACTGAATTTGCTGACAACTAAAATTACATCATCACCAAAGTCAACTTCTGACTCTGCACCGGCACATGCCTTATAAACAATGTAATCTGCGTCAACAAATAACTTCATTTACCTTGGCCTCTATATTTTTTCTTACCTTTTCGTGGTTTACTATGCAAGCCGTTACCTTGACGGGTTTTCTTTGATGTAAACGGGACTACGGTTTGTACTCCCATCATTGATTTACTTCTCATTAGTGGGTTTCACTCCAGTTTTTTCCGGTTTTTGCTTCTGCGTCGATTCTGATTCTGAGGTTGTAGTATTCTCCAGCTGCGAGACTGCTAAATACCAAGGATGTTGATAAGTCAGCTGCCTGTTCAGGGGCACACTCGAATTGCAATTCGTCATGTATAAAAGCTAGTTGTGAACAACATAAATTTAATTCTTTGATGTTTTGTTGATTGATAACCATCCAACGTTTAGCTAGGATGGCTGAGTTACCTTGAAGGCAGTAGTTTAACGCTTTATGCGGGCTATCCACCATAATTTTTCTGCCATCGATAGCTTTGATAAATCCTCTCTCTGAAGCTGTCTTGATAGACGCCAAGAGTTTATCGAGTCCATCAATCGCGTCAATATATGCCGCTCTGATTTCCTTACCTTTTTTCTTGGCATCTTTGGATGAAAGAAGTTTGTCATAACTGTGTCCAATTTTTTCGTCACCTGCACCATACAGGAATGCATAAGTTACAGTCTTTACTAGCTTTCTAGATATTCCTATCTTGTCAGCATTTACTTGGTGTATATCTCCGTTGAGTAAGATGTCTGCATACCGTCCACCATCATATCTGGCAAGGAAATGAGACAACATACGTAACTCAATCCCAGACAAATCAGCAGCGACCATGACTTGACCTGGAGATGGTAAGAAAAGTTCTCTAAATCTTGAGTCACTTGGTACTTGAGCAAGGTTGGGGTTTCGGTGGGCACATCTAAAAGTTGAAGTAGCAACAGAACAATGATGATGTATCCTACTAGCACTCGTACATAGCTTCAGCCAAGCGTTCGTGCCTTGAGAGAGGAGACCAAGCATTTTCTGAACCGTCAAACATCTCAGGAACATCATAGAAACTTCTGACCCAATCTCCTTCAGGATCGGTTCGTCTATAATAGGCTTCCCAGTTGCTGTCATCTGGGTCGGTTTCCATCCATAAAAGGTCGTAAATATCCATGCTTGATGCTCTCGTGATGTAGGATTTAATTCTTTAAGGCGTGTAAGTGGAGCGTCTTTGACATAGCCTTGGGTCCGATTATCTCGCTTAGGAGTAAATACTGGTCCGGCAACGTAAGGATGCCTGTCACGTAATAGTTGATAAGTTTCTTCAAGCTCTTGTCTGAGAGTTGATGCAAGTTGCCATGCAGAGCGTTCATCAAAATACCATCCATGTAGTTCTTGAGTTGTGAGGATTTCGGCTGCTTCATGTTCTAGCGTAATCCATTCAGGTATGGTTGGAAGTGTTTCCAAAGTTTTTTAGTCACAGTAACGTCTTGTATCATGTAGTCTTCCATTTCTGGTGACCACTCTTTCCAATCGGTATCTTTACAGTAATCACCTTTAGCTTCGTCAAGGCGATAACCCCAAGCAGCTAGTGAATGTGACCCGTAAAGTTTAAGTGGCATACCAGGCCAAGTCTTTTGTTTGTCAATCTCTATTAAGTTCGGGTGATAAAGACGGCTAAGCAAAAGAGTGTCCAAGCAATCACCAACACGTCTAAACCATGGATAAAACTTGTTGATAATGCTAAGGTCATAATTAATAATGTTATGACCGACAATACAATCAGCGTCTTCGAGGTATTGGATAGCGCGGACGATAGGTTCCGTTGCTGATCTTTCCGTAGCTGACGTAAACGATTGGTCATTGAAGACCATTGTTTTTTTAGTTTCGGTGTCGTAGATGCAAAGACAGTGGATTTTGGTAGCATCATTTAATAGTCCGTCTGTTTCTAAATCAAAGAGTAGCATTCAACGTCCGTGCCATTGGTATGTTTTATCAACAAACTTAGCACGTCTTACTGCCTCCTCAGTAGGAGGATTAGGACGCTTTAGATTAGAAGTCTGTTGCGGCGTTGAACTGTTCAAGCCAAATGGCGTCATCACTTGTGTTGATTTCATTGAATTTACAGGTAGATAGGTTATAGTTTAATCGACAAGCAATGCCTGTTTCCCCAGAGTAGCGATTCTTGAGAACTCTAACAATTGTATCAGAGTGTTTAGTTTCACTCTGTTGATTTCTTTCGAGTCCAATAACTGCATCGCTAAGTTGAGCGATTGCCGCACTTCCTCTAAGTTGTCCGAGTGTAACACGTGCACCTTCTTCATGGTTTTGATCGGATGATCCCCGTTTTAAATGTGATACTAAAAATAATACAATACCAGTACGCTCAACAAGTGAACGTAACCGTGTCATTGTTTGATCAATCATCCGACGTTCATCACCATCAAGACCACTCATAAGAATGGATAGGTGATCAAGAAAAATGATCTTACAATCAAGTCCTGAGGCTAAGTATTCAATCCTGTTGTAAATAATATCAGGATCAAAACTACCAAAGCCATCGAAAAGATAAAGGTTCCAGTTATTAATACTGGAGTCAAACGCTTTTGTAAGTTCGTCATGACTATGTTCTCCTAAGGCTAAGTTTTTACCTACAGCAGCAGACATCAAACCTAAAGCTGTACGGCGGTTTGACTCTTCAAGTGCCAAGTATCCAACCCGTTCTCCGTTCGATAACAAGTGAGCAGCCAAGTCTCGACACACGGACGACTTGCCTTGGCCTGATCCTGAAGTAATTGTGACAAGCTCTCCGCGCCTAATCCCGTGAAGCTTTGACTGTAATCCTTGAAATGGGTAGTCATAATCAGCTGGTGGTTGTGGTGTTGTAACTAATTCAAGTAAAGATTTAGCATCTACAATACCATCAGGTCTGAATTCTTTACGTTTAAAGAATGCATCATCAATAGCATTGTAATCGCTAGCTTGTAGTGCGTCTGAAAGGTCTTTGTAAGCCTCTAGACGGGCGATGTAAGCCCTACCAGGTGGTAATACACTTGCAGCCTCTTCAGCAGCCTTCTGACCGGCTTCATCTGCATCGAACCAGAGTAGGATCTCTTCATAACCTTGAAGAAACTCTAGGTTCTTTTGAATTGCTTTCTTGGCTCCCGCTGCACCACTAGGTAATGATACTACTGGCCAAGTTGGGAACAGCTCTGCATAAGACACACAATCTAACTCACCTTCTGTGATGATTATGCGCTTACCACTACTGCCCCATAAATGTTGACCAAAGAATGTACCAGGTGTTTCTCCTTCATAAGTAAATTGTTTGTCTTTAGTTTTTATCTTAGCACCTTTTACAATGCCAGATGGATCGTGATAGTAAAACCTTAGCTTGTCCCCATCACGATATACTTTAAATTTCTCACAAGTCTTCTGACTGATCTTGCGTTTCTGCAACCGTTCGGCTGAGCCTTTGATCTGCACAATAGAATTAGTGTGAATGTGTGTTGTTATTTCTTGTCCATCAGTGTAAGTATGGCATACAAAACAATAGCCATGGCCATCTGTATAAATACTATTACCATCAGATGAGCCACAACTATTACATGATTCATGTCGTACAAACTCAGAGGAGCCAGTCGATTGGGATGTTATGGAAGGAAGTCCACGGTATGTTATGTTTGTCACACCATTTAGCGTATGTCGTCTTTGATCCTTTACTAATTTTATTATATGGTGCTTGAAAGACCATACGTAAATCAAGTTCAGGGTGTTGTTCTTTTACGTTCTTGATCTTACGTCTGTCTTCAGCTTCCCAATAACCTTTACATTCTAAATATATCCCATTAGGTAATAGAAAATCAGGAGTGTAGATATGCTGGATGATATATGGAACCTTAGTAGATTCATATTCATACTTAACACCCAGCTCACACATAAGATCAGCAACGCGCTCTTCAAGTCCTGATCGGAATACCACTAGAAGTCATCCTCTTCAACAGCAGATGGCGTTACATTAGGCTCACTAGCCTTGAACCCTTCAGTCTTACCAAAGAGTGCTGCAACGTTTTCTGCAGACATATCACCAGTGTCTACACCAGCTGATGCATTGAGAGACACCAGTTGTACACCAACCAATTTAAGGCTTGTTCCATACGTAACTCCATCACGGAGGATGTAGGGTTTTTGGTAGAACGCAAGCTTAACACGACTACCAGCATACAAAGGTGTATTATCATCAGCAATAACTGTCCCTTCAGTATCGACAACAGGTGGACGAGATTCTTCATTCCAAGAGAACTTAACTTTGTATTGTCCTTCAGTAACTTCTTCCCAAGGTTCAGGCTTAAGAGTAGAACGCTTAGGGTTCTTTAGTTTAGTTTCAGCCCACTTAAGGGATTCAACTCTATCATCTTCTAGTGCATCAACCATTGATTGATCAACTAGAGCAGCAAGTGAATAACCAAACTTGCTTGGTTTCAGTACAGCTTGATAACCTTCAAGGATTACAGGCTGTGAGGTTTTGTGGATTAGACGTGGCATTAGCAGAAAAAATAAGTGGAATCAATTACGGAGCTAGGTTCTAGATCTCCAATAATCGGTGGGTCAGTCTCCGCGCCTATCTGGTCAGCGAAGTCTTGCAAGTAATTGTGTTCGGCAAAGAGGTGCATATATGTCTCTCGTACAATTGCACTGAGAGAAGACATGTCGGTAGCACGACACAATACAGAATCATGAATGAGAGCGATCGGTGCATTGAAAGCCAATGCGCTGAAGTGGAGAAGGGAAGCATCGAGTGAATGTATTAAGTTAGGTGCTGTTGCATTCTTGTGGTGTTGTTTGTCAACCGTGTCACTATCTTGTGTAGCAACTTCTAACTCACAACGACCAAGCAGTTGTAATTTAACTGTTACAACTTCTTTTTTCATAAGTTTTTGATTAACAACAAAACCTGATGGTGTAGACCAAGTCAGTTCTGTTTTACCCAAGTCGATTGCTTTAGCAACCTCCTTTTCAATCCAACTCATGACAGCCATAGGACCAGGTACGACCTCATCCATAGCATCTCTAACAGCTATGACAGTCTTTGTCAAGTCATCTTTATCAATCTCAATACCTTTTTCAAGTAGTGCTTCCCTGATGTACCCACGATTAGAGAAAGGCTTTGCATTGTAAGGTACGGTCATTACAACACGTTTTACTACCTTTCTATCCATATGATTACGGATAAAACTAGGGCAGAAAGGAGCAGCAGTACTAGCTACGACAGCATAAGCATCCTGTGGTTTATCAGACGGTAAAACATTAACAAGACTAGCAGTATTCTTATCTTTTGCAAGACCTGCTAATATTTGTAACCCACTACAAGTAGCATCTGTAGCTACAGGCAAGCTTGTAAAGTGACGATCACACTTAAGCACACAATGATAATACTCATCACATGCTGCAAGAAATTGCCATGGCTCATCTGCTGCTTCCCATTCGTGAATGTGTAAGATAGGATCACTAGCGACACAAGTTATAAGATGAGTATTATTCTTTACCCAATCTAATCTTTCTTGCATCGTAGCTTTATCTAGACCATAAGTAGTAGCTACTTGAAATGCTAACCAATCTTCAGCTTCAGGAGTCATGTAAGCTGGTTTAGCAAAAGACAATAAACTTTTTCCAAAGTCTGTGTCTTGTGGTGTTAAGAATGCAGGTATTGGGTAAGCTCTACCTCTGTAATCAAAAGACCAAGGAATAAAGAATTTATCTTTACCTTTAAATCTTTGTACAGCTTCCATTGTCATTCTTGTTCTACATGACTTCTTAAACTCTTGCGCTCGTAGATTGTAAACAGCAGCAGCTTGTCTATTATAATTATGACGAGCTTCTTTATTATCTGCTATATCTACAGGCTTAGGAGGTAAGTCATGATGAATAATAGGGAGAAACTTACCGACAGCTCGTTCCAATCTATCTAGTTCTTCCGCTACACCCACAGTAAAGGGATTTAGACGGTAAGCAACCTTCTGAATTCGGTTCAAGAACTCAATAGGTCTCTCTCCCTGTATACATCCGCCCGTACCGCGTCTAACCATATCATGGCCCCGCATCACCTCATTTAGGATGTAACCACCACATTTTTCATGCGTCCAGTCATTAGGTTCAATAAGCATTGGCCATGCAAGTGGGCTGAATAACTCAGCATCACGCATTACTGAGTCCTTGATCTCAAGAAATTCTGGAGTTGGTACAACATAGTGGACACGTTTACTTCCTTCTTGTTGCATGTCTTTTGTGAACCACCCGCTGCTTTGCATGATGCAGTCAAGTAACCAGCCTCCAAGTTTAATGCGATTAGCTCTGCCCCATGCACTCCATTGTTTAACTTCATAGCGATTCATTAAAGTACGAATCACAACTATTTTTTGTTGTGTTCCAATTGAACGATGCCAATAGTTTTCTTTTAGTGTGTGCAGTAAGCCTGGTGCATGTTTTTCATAGTGTCTCATTTGACACTCTTGCTCAACAGCAAGACCAATAGAATCACACACATTTACTGCTTGATTGCTTTTATCTTTGTATGAAAAGACTTTATCAAAGGTCAGTTTAACAGCTAAAGCAGCAGCAGCTAGTGGTTCTACATCAGCAAGATACTGTTTTATTTCTTTGAATGCTTTACCTGCTTCACCTTTAGTCAGCCTAGTTGTAGTGCCTTCAATACGTGCAACCACAAGAGGCAACAAGGTATCAATAGAAGCAGCTCCGTATACAGTAGCAGACGCATAAGATTTGTTCTCTAAGTCATAGGTGTTCTTATGCAGACGCTTGAGACCTTGTGCAATAGCATCACGTTCAAGCTGGATCTGTTCGTCGATCTGTGCTGGTGTCGGCAAATAAGTCCTCCGTGTCAAATACTGACGCACCTGTAACTGCGTCCTTGATGAATGTGTAGCATTGTGCTAGCTCAGGATAATCTTCACTAAACTCTTCAAACTGTTCAATCGTAATCAGGCTCATCTGTTCTGGGTGAAATAAAGTGTAGTTGTTCGTCAGTGCAGACAACAAATTCGTTACCGCTCTTCATTAGTTTGCTGATCTTATTCTCAGCAGCATGTTGCTTTTGGTAGACATACTCTTTGATCTTACCTTTAGCTGTTGTCTCTCGTATCATACAACATATTGAACTAGGTAACTCCCAACCACTAAGTTTCCAATTAGCAAACTCTTCAAAGGTTGGGGCATAAAGAAATTCATCAGGAACTTCTTTCCATTGTCTCCAATTGTGTGGAAAGTAAGGCTTTTTACCATTCGTCATTGTCTAAATAAACATCTTTTAAGTACTCAGAGCCGCCGGACAATTCAGCAGCAGCCCATGTAGCGTGCTCTGAATCGGGTGCAAGTAACCATCGCACCTGACCATCTGTTGTGGTGTAACGCCAAGTTTTAATCGTCTGTCTTTTTAGCATTTGTTTTGGAACGTGTGCGTGGTTTAGTGGGAACTGCGTCCTTGATGAATGTGTCACGTTTAGCTAACTCTTCATAAATTGCAGTCCATTTATGATTAGGATAGTGATGAAGAAAACATAAGATAGCATTTTTGATGAAGTAATCATCATTGAATGATTTAGATTGCATAGTTAAATAATCTCGTTGGGTTTGATGTACTGTGCCTTCAGAGCCTCTGTACGCTCTTTAAGCTTCTTTAGTTGTCTTTGTACCCACAGCGTTTGAAAGCCTGCTGTAGGGGCATGTGGACGTGTCTCAGGTGTCATTACTTCTTACCGTAGTAGCGTGAGGTGATACGATTGGAACGTTGAAATACTGTTGCCGTGGCAAATAAGCCTAACATGCCGACAACAGCTAGGATGATAGTGGTTTCAGTTGGCATTAGTTAAAACTGCGTCCTTGATGAATGTGTTGTGTATGTGAAATTTCCCCAAATGTATTACTAATACTGAGGGATTACGATTGCAAAGTATAACTATTAAACAGTACAATGTAATTATAATTAAATAGTACTGAATAATAATAATACACAATAAAAAATTGTAGACTACAATAGTAATCTACAATAAAAAATGTTAATAATTAATTAGTGTTATTTAATAATAATTAATTAGGGTTGTTTGTAAACAAACCACAGTGAGTTAGTAATAATTAACACTAAAAGTTACGATTGAAGAAATAGTATCCGCAATCATGATAGATTGCAAAGAAATCATATTGCATTGTTTGATGCCATACTAATTCCCAATCGATTGCAGTCTGTAAGAATACTGGCATTGCCTCAATCTCCTTAGCGTAGATGCCACATAACATGTCCTCACAGAATGTTGACTCGTCACGATAACAACCATAGTAGGCATCATCTAATCTCTCCTCAGTATCAATACCATACCCTTCAAGTTCTTGAATGATAGTGTCAACTTTAGACACGCTGTCGATTTCAAACAACTCGCTTACGCGTTGTTGCATGTCAGTCAAAGTAATAGCAGTTGTCATGATGTTGTGAATGTGTTGTTTAATTAAAGACAAAGATTAGCTGAACGTTAGTGAAGCATTAGCCAACAACAGTAGTTAGATTGCCTTTGCAGTATGCATTAACAAACTTACCGAATGATGTAATCTCTCCAAAGAAGACATCAATGATTGCTTCCTCGCTAACATTATCATAAAGATAAGTCTTGTCATTACCTTTGAATTGTACCATCACTTGATTGGTTGATGGGTTCAAAAGGATGTTACGAACAGTAGAAGACTCGATGGTGTTAGGCTTGAAAAACATTGTGGGTGTGAATGTAAAATAGTGTGATGTAGTGATGAACACTACAGAGAGGGATGAACCCTCAGTGTAATGATCTAAGTTAGCTGTAGTTGTTAGCTAGCCCAACCGTTAACAGTAGGGATAGCATCATACAACTTCTCACACTTAACACGTGACGGTTTGATGCAGTTAGCATTGACCCAAAAACCAAGGCTCATGTTATCTTGAATGTTGAAGTTAGCAATAGCACGACGTGACACGTTAGTATAACGATAGCAAGAGCCGTCTTTTAATAGAACTGATACACGACCATCAATAAGATCTGTCGTGATGTACTGAATGAATGAAGAAGTGCGCATGTGGTTGTGTTGGTTGAACTGTGCTAAGTATGGCAGAGATGAGGCAGGAAGTCAAGAGGTTGGTGACACTTCGTTATGTGTCACACCGTTGATCTTTGCTGGTTTGTTACGCTTACCCTTTGGTACTTTGTTACACCATAACAATGTCTTCATAGGTTTGTCGTTGAGCGTGAATGTGACGTTAGATAGTTTCATTATTGAATGAATAGTGATGAACAAGGGTAACGATTAGAGTATGCATCAAGTGCTAAGTCTGCTTCATCTAATGTAGAATAACAGCCAAGCAATTGTGTTACATCATCATCATTTGGATCTGTTGCTTTAGCAATGATTCTGATTAATTCATACATGACTTAAACCCTCGCAAAGGTGTAACCATTCTCAAACTGATGTATTAACTTATCATCAGTAATAAACCATTCAAACTTATGTTGATACACACTACATGTAAACCCATCACACAATCCATTGATGATAGCGTTTAACCTTGACTTGGTTGTATTACTTTGACAACCACCATCATATACTTCAACTTGATTAGTACCGACAACACCAATAAGATTGTCATGTAAGTATACATTAGAACACACATAAGTATCATTGTATTTGATAGTCTCAATGCGTGTGTTGTCTTTCTTCCAATCTTTTCGTTGCTTGATTGCATCGATCATCTGTTGTTCAATGAGTCGCATTAGTTTGTGTTAGTGAAAGGTTTTGTGAATGTGTAGTGAGTCTAAAGAATTAAACTAATTTCATAATTTCTTCTTTTTGATCATCTCTAATTAACTCTAACTCATCGACAACATCATCGACATAATGTTCAGCAATGTCACGCCAATCAATCTCACTAATCGCAGCGTTTAATATGTCATGAATGAAACCATGTTGATCACCAGGTGACAATGAATACTCTACAAACTCTTCGACATACTCTTTGATGTAGTTCTCAATGATATCTAAGACATCACAGTTGTCCTCACAATTGTCGAACATGTCCATCATGTCAGTAAAGTCAAAGTTATCAAACCACATGTTACATAACCATGTTTCATAGTTTGTCCAGCCGTTGTACTTTTGATTGTTCATTGGGGTTGCTCCTTTGTTTGTATTAGTTTGTATTCAATTTAATGTTCTGGAATAGAAGCCGAGAACTTCATTCCTGTCAAACTTATTCAAAGCATTTGGATTCCATTTACGAGCAGTTGTCACAAGAACCCTGATCTCATCAGTGCTCAATTTTTGAGCTTCTTTGTAGGTTTGAAAGTTTTGTTCAGTCATTGGGGTTGCTCCCTTGATTACTCACGTAGTATGGCACCGCCGCTGGCATTCGTCAACGGGCTAACCTATAAACAGTGCTTATCACTATATATAAGTTTTACTAATAAGGCCGGACAGATGTTTTGAGAATCATTATCGTTATCGTTAATTGATACTGATACGAATTCGTATCGTAACACATAGATCGTGTAATCCTGTCGCTATCTAACACTAACCCGCTCGCGCTACGCGCTCGCTCCCCCACGATTCACACCATAAAATATTA